ATCTTTTCTTATTTTCTTTTGTTTAGCAGCTCTAGCAGTAATTATACATTTAGAATATACAGCGATATCTTGTTCAGCTTTCTTTATAGCTTTTTTATCACCACTTTCTTTAGCCTTCTTTAAATTTTCTTTTAAATCATCTGGTATTTGATCTACAGGTATTGAAGATTTAGCTTGTTGTTGACCTAACGCTGTATCTTTTGATTGTTCAAACATCTGTCTAGCTAATTCTTCTTCTGTCATATCAGGATTTTCGTCTAATATATGAACACCTTCACCCGACATAATTTCATTGAACATAGAACCAGGACCACCAGGAGCTGTCCATTCCGTTCCCTTTTTATATCCATTATCCAAAGCTTTTTGTTTTATTTCTGAATCTTCACCTTCAACTTTTGTCAATTCACCTTTATTCCCAGACTTCTTTTCTTTAGTATCATCTTTTTTATCATCTTTTTCTTTTTCAGCGTCTTTTTCATATGTTGATTTAAAGAAATCTTTGGTAGCTTCTTTATCACGTGGTTCTTTTGGTTTTTCTTTTTTAGGTTCATCAACCATTGATTTAGCTTTCTTATAACCTGGATGATCTTCACCTTGTTTTATAATACCACCAACTGTAGCTTCTTTTTCATTACCTTCTTTATCTTTATATTTAATGATTTTTTTCATCAATTTTTTTCTATCAGAATCAACTTCTCTCAAATTCTGCATAAACTCAACAATAAATTCTTCTGGAAATTCTAAATCATTTAAACTACGTTCAAGTTGAACCATGTGCAATGAATTATTTACATCAGGCATCCCGTCATTTACTTTATATGCCCATTCTGTTAATATTTTATTTATTAATTTATTCATTGTAACCTCTCCGTAATATCTGTAACATCACCATAATTTAATCCGGCTTTTGATTTAACAGAATGACCATTCCGTTCCAATATGTTTTTTATATCTTTCAATACTTTCACTCCATCATTGTTTGATACATCAAAAAGAAAACTATCATAACCATATAATATCAATTTAGTTTCTTTCTCTAATAAATATCTTTGAACTTCAATAATCGTTTTAATATTAGATTCCGTTTCATACGCCTGAATCAAATAATTAAATAACTTATTCTTGTTCATATCTATATAATTATCCATAAATAGTTTTCTATTATAAATATCAGTTTCTATGTATTTATTATCATTAAAATATTCCCAATATGTATTTATTTTATCATAAGTTAATCCAAAAAATTCAATGTTCTCACGCACCTCTTTATCAATACCACCATATAATTGTCTGAATGATATCTGCTTGGAATCCTCATATGAACAACCATATCTCTCAGCAAGATGTTGATGAACTGAATCCTTACCAAATTGATATTCAACTAAATCACCAATAAGCCGTAAATGATATGCATCATAATCATATTCCACTAATATGTCATTCTCTGGTATGAACGCCCTTCTCTGTTCTTTTGTCAATGCAGAAAAGTTAACTGAACCAAATGAATTTGATGGTCTCCCTGTTGATGTCCATAAATTGTATTGTGAATATAGTTTTCCATCTGATATATGCTTCTTTACTCTCATATCAAATATATCACACACATCATCTGATACTTTTATACCATTTTTCTCTATTGAAGAAAATGCTTCTGTTACATCCAAATGATATTCACTTTCATAAACTCTAACAAAGGATTCCACCATCTTATCAAATACCTTATCACAATACTCTTTATGTTTCGAAAATGGTATGATTTCGTTGAGATCTTTTACATTGTAATACTTACTATGAAAAAAATCATATGCATTTAATCTTATATTCTCTAAATCTACTGGTAAATTTGTATCTTTCCAAGATAAATAATTTACATCAATTAATCTTGTATTTGGAAATATATGTGTGAGCTTCTTCTTATCTGGTGTTATATAAAGATTTGTATGGTCATTTTTTATCTCATCTATACTTTCACTTTCACCACAATCAGGATGATTTATACATATCATTCTACCTTCTCTATCACCCCACTTTCGTAAATATAATAAAGATAACCCATTATCCTTATGTAGTGGATGTAAATATGGATCTGAAAATGTCGGTATTGCAATATAACTCATAGTTTAATATACAACCTTTTTTATGTTAAAAACAAGTGTTTTTTTATTTAACCAGCACCGCCACCAGCACCACCACCCGCCTCACCAGTAGTAACACCGATGGTATTAGAGTAACAAACGTCATTTCTTGGTTTACAAGTATTTGGGATGGGCCCCCAGTTATCAACAAAATCACACCAGTTTGTATTACACTCATCTTTTTCACAATTATCCCATAAACCTTTACCGCATTCATAACATACATTACATTCTTCATTAAAAATATTTGCCGATGAGGCTGGACCACAATCTCGCAGGCCTGAATCATTTTTTTTACAATATTTATGATCCACATTGTGATCAAACTCATTTATATTATGTGTCATTTCAGTTATAATCCAAGTTCCTTTCCGATTAATTATAAGTCTATAAGTTTTATCTTTTACTAATTGTATTCCCCAATATTCGTTATTTCCATTAATTGTATATGTAAGATTATATGGTATTGGTCCTGCTGCTGTTTTATATCCATAACCACCGCCATTATTCCAGTCTACAGGAAACCGATCAATTGTAAAATTCTTTTCCGCCACAAAATTAAAAACATATTTAATGTAATTATAACTACCACGAAGAGAAGCTTCATCTAACCTTAAACGTCTAATAACATTAAATCCTCCACCACCATATTTCCAAGGGCCTCCGCCCCAATCATTTAATATAGCATTACATTTGGTTGGACCATTTTTCAATATTCTTTTATCCAATACAATTTCCTCATCTAATTTATAGATATCAGGAGATTTTTCTTTTTCCAATGGATTCAGTCTCATTACAGTTTCTAATGTGGTAGTCCAAGTTGAAGATGATATATCATGACTAACTTTAGTTATTTGGAAATAAACATACTCACGATATTTTTGTGGTAAATAATCAATTCTAAATAAATCACCAGGTATTAATGATGATATTCCATGTATGGATAAAGAAACTTTTATTGGTAAAATTGTTGGTAATATTTGCATAGAATTTCTTTTTGCATGTCTGTCAAAATATTCTTTCAATGATGAAACTACATCTAATCCGTTAGCTTTATCATCAGCTGCTTGTTTTTCTGAATTATCTTTTTCTTCATTTTCGGTTTCTTTATAATCTGGTTCTGTTTCATATCCGTCAAGAGCTCTAAATGTTTCAGCTGAATTAATGTTAATTGTATTAATAGCTTCATTAGTAACCATTACATCACCAAACACTTTCAAATCATCACTTACAAAATCCAAATCCAAACCAGGTTCTAAACTTGATTGATATTCAAATTTATCTGCATTATCACCAATTTCTGGAAAATATCTAACACCGATTATGCTTTCGCTCTCATCATCCTCACTTTTATTTACTTTCTGTTCAATCACTTCCATCGCCAACATTCTATCAATAAAATCAGTTACTGGAAAAATAGATGTTCCTGGACTTCTCCCACTTATTGCTATCATATTTCCTATATTGCCTTGTGGTGTTGATAATGAAAAATCAAAATTTTTAACAATGGAATTTTTTGAATTTGGTTTAAATACAAATAATTTCTTGAATATATCATCATCAACATCTAATTTATTTGAATCTATTATAGACAACTGTGCGTCTTTAGTTCCACTATACATTGATAATTTAAAAACATTTGAAGAATCATCATTTACAGTATCTAATATACGTTTCAATAAAGAACCAACATCATTTGTTTCTTCAAAAGCTCTTTTTATTAAATTAACAGAAATAAATAACTCCCTTAACGGCATTCTGTTTGTTTCTTTATCTAAGTTTGTTGTTAAACTACTTTCAAATTCATCTGTTCCAATAGCTTCAGTTCCTTCATAAGTGACACCTTCTGGATCATTTAAATCATAACTTTCACCTAATGGATCAAGATAAGTATTATTTAAAAATTCCTGTGTCCTGTTGGGAGATTTACCTCTTCTTGTGTTATATGTTTCATCCCATGTTTCTGGTAATATAAATGATACTGTATCTGATGTTCCCACTAATAATTGTCGTTTAAATAAATCATCATTCCATCTTATAAAAGAATTTGATGAATCAAATCTGACACCATCCTTGGATATTAATTTAACAATTTCATCTTTATCACCAAAAGCAAATTCTCTATTTAAAATTTTATCTTCAAATAAGCCAAACGAGATATAAATACTTTTTTCACCTTCACCCGCTCCACTTTTTTCTGCTCCATACCAAAATACACCACTTTGCATAGATGCTTCATTTGGTATATTTTTTTTACTACTGATTCGTTCCGCAGCAAATTTGTTAAATTGTGTTTCAAAATGCTCTTTATCTGTTGTTGACCTCTGCCAATCTGCTTTAGTTAATTTGACAGCTACGTCACCTGGAAAATGGTTTAATGCGAATTGGATAATCTCATTTTCAAGTGAAATATTTATCCTTGATTTTAAAGCTTTATTATCTTCATAATTCGTACCAATTAAAGCAGTATTCTTTGATACAACCTCAACTGAACATTCAACACTACCATTTTCTGTAAATTTCGCGTCATAATTAACAACATGACCAACTAAAACTTCTAAATCACCTTTGGAACGTTCAACAACTTCATCAATACTACCTTGAACATCTCCAACTATAATTTCTTCTAGATTATATAATGTAGATGTATCCCAACCAAAATCAATAAATATCTGTGCTCCTGGTTTTAAGAAAAATCTGCTATAAATTTTGTCAAAATCATGAAAATTATGAACCTTGAAATTAACTGTTGTTCTTTTTAATGAACCCAGTGGACCATCTGTTGTCATTGATACTGATGTTATACCAGCTTGTGGTTTCATAAATTCATTTGAATTAGTTTCATTTTCACCAGGAGCAATATCTTTTCCGGTTAATATTCCTCCGCCCGTTAGAGATTTTCCTAATTTATTATCACCAAGAACTAAAGCATTTGCTTCAACTGAAAGTGTGTTTAATGTGTTATCTCCAATGGTGTATATAACGGTATCATATTGTATTTCGGCCTGTAATTTTTTCTGAACATTCCATTTACCATCTTTTTTATATACTTTATATCCTTTACTTTTATAGTCCTCCGCCCATAAACGGTTTGCATATTCAATAGAGGAACGGTTTTCAGGCTTCGTTTCTGGATCTATATGTTCGGTCATAATTTCCTCAGCACCATATTTCGCTGGATCATATATCTGAACAGCTGTCCACATTCTTGCAAATGGTGTTCGTGATGATAAATCTGCCATTCCATCAAAATGCATTTCACCAATAGTTTCACCAAAAGAAACACCATCAATTGTGCTATCTGAAGTATTATGTTCACCAGCTAATTGTTGTCTTACAAATAATTTAGCTTTTATTTCATTTGGTATGTCAGATCCAAATACTCTATTCTTGATTGATGACATAAATTAAAACCCTTTTGCTAATACTGTAGATAATGGTATCCTTAATGATGTTCCTGCTTCAATATTCATAGAATATAAATTATTTACTCTTGCAATAAACCACCACAAACTTGAATCACCATAAAATTTATCAGCTAAATTATCTAACCTATCACCTTCTTGTGCTATTACATAAATATCACTGTTATCTTCTGGAACTTTGTCATACACAGTAGTTTGATATTTTCTAAACCCACCATTTCTTATTCCGGCATGCTCTTCTTCTGTATATCGTTGTCTATTTGTTTTAGTATTTTCATATCTTCCCATTTTATTATGCTCCTGTTGTTCCTACAAAACCATAGAATGGTGTAGCATTACTTGGTGGTTGTAAATGAATAACTTTATATGTTATAGCAACTGACATGAGTTTTGGAACTTGTTTTCCATGTTTTATTTCCCAAGGTGATGCATCTTCTACAGTATAAGATAATGAATCTATAAATCCAGCAAGTTCATTACCATTTGTTCCATATAAATCACCTATTCTAAATTTCGTAAGTGGTGGTTTCATTCTTGAAAAATCTTTTCCAATTCCTTCATCATTCTTATATTCTGGATAACATAACGAAGTTAATTTATTTTTCTTTGTATATAGTACATCAAGCTCATCTTCAGTTTGAGCAAATAATTTCAAATTAAATGAAATAATTCGTTCACTACGTTCATAAATATAAACAGGTTCACTTCTCCCTAAATAATTTTCCGATGACCATGATGGTGAAAGGTTTTCTGTAATTCCATCTATATAACCTCTAAACAATATAAATGAATTGTCTCTTAAATCTTGAAAATATAATGGCATTCCGTATTTGCCAATTGCAGTTGACGTATAATCAGAACCCTCCATCGCATCCAAAAAATGATCTTTTCCAGATTTAATTGGAAATAATGTCATAAAATCACCAGCTGGATCTGGTTTTTTACCAGATACAAATTGAGTTCCATGATCCATAGAACCCAACATATAATTACCTTCATTTCCTTTTGGTGAATAATGTTTATCAACATCAGCAGCTGCTGATACCAATCTACTATATGGTCCTGAACCAGGTCTTGTTTTATTGATGTCGAAATTTTTACTGGCAACTTGAATAGTCGTACCTTCATTGATATGTCCGGCTTTAGTATTTATTAAAGATCTTGGTGAAATTCTTTTATCTTTAACTCCACCATATTCACCATAACTTGGATGATTTATTAAACTTTTAAAATCAGAGAATACATCATTTATCAACAAACTACCACCAGATGTAGTTATAGTTCCAAACATATCTTTAGTCAATTTTAATAATTTTAAACCTTTTAATTTAGGTATATTAATTTTCGGTAATGTAAAACCTAAATCAATATCAGGTAAATTAGATAACACTCCCTTTAACATTCCACCAATATCAGGTAATTTAAATGAAACCGGTAACTTTATATTAATATTTGTAGACATTATCCTATTATACATTTCTTTCAATTTATCTGCCAATGCTTTAGCATCAATTTTTATCTGTGGTCTAAAATTATTAAAACCCCAGTCAAAACCACTACCACCAGTAATTGTAACACTTGGTAATTTAAAATCAATAATATCTTCTAATCCAGTTAATTTTGACACTCCTGAAAATATATTTTCAAACATAGATGGTTCTAAAAGTGGATCTCTCTTTTTTATGAATACTGTTCTACCACCCATTTTAGGATGATTATCTAAATTCTTCTCATCACGCACTTCAAAAACTATCCCTCTGTATGGATATAAATGATCATCCCCTACATCAATTGGTATTAAAGGTACATTAGTAGTTCCATCAGGATTAGTAGTTCCATCAAAACCTGTAGCTATTTCCAAAACAGTATCTTCATACCTCGTCGGTGAGGAAGACAATTGAGTGCTTATACCAACAGAACCTAACATGCTATTTATTGAACTATCTATCATAAGTGATTGTCCTGTAGCATTGTTAATATAATTAAGTGTTGTAAATATTCCTGTACCAGTGGTTTTTAATGTTATCATATTTGGTAATAATGAATCTACAAATTTAATACCTGATGAAAATGATGATGGATTCACCTCTCCTGGTTTATCAGTAGAATGACCAGCATAATCACCATATCCAAGTTCAAATGGTGTTTTGAAAATAGGTATTGTTCCATCAATATTCAATTGAGAAGCAATAATTCCATGCTGTTCATAACTTTCATCTGGATTATTATGTCTTCCACTATGAACAGAATTATTAACACCAATGTCTTCTGAAAATATACTTTTTAGATTTTCTAAACCCAATTTATTTCTCCGTTAAGTT